TGCGCGCTTCACCTCCGGGAGCGGAAAACATGAAAAAACGTGACCATTGACAAGACTGCACACCCACCTTTGAATAGACGACATGCCCGTTACCACAGCAGCCAGCTCGGGCCCGGCGCCCCCACGGCACACGGAGTGACCTGCTTAATGCTGCTCGGTTCCCCGCCTGACATGGTTCACAGGGCTCCGTTGCGCGGGACCGAACCTTCAACGCCGCTTACTGCGGGCAGACGACACATCGGCCTATCCGGGGGCGGGAATTCATCCCTGCTATAGCGGATTGCAGGTACAGGACACCGCTGGCTCCCCGACTAGTGCAGCCTTGTCAATGGCCACGTAAGCGTATTCTACTACAAAAGCGGCGATTGCGCAAGTGGGGGATGCAATTTTCTTGCGCGGGACTTTTTGCACAAAAAATCGCGGGAACAGAAAAAATGGGCTTTACAAATGCGAAAAATGTGCTATAATAAACAAGCCTTGTGGGGGCGTAGCTCAGCTGGGAGAGCGTTCGGTTCGCATCCGAGAGGTCAAGGGTTCGAATCCCTCCGTCTCCACCATTGGACGCATATCCGAACCCTACATTGTGTGGGGAACGGTATTCGTCCAAACCAAAAGACACTCCTTGTCTTAAAGCAAGGGGTGTCTTCTTTGTTTAGGTGATAAAGGTGAGTAATCGGGCGTTTTTCCTATAAACTCTCTCTTATACGCGCGTACTAAGGAAAAGTTATAGGGATTTTGACCCGATTACTCACCTTTATCACCTTATACACTTAAATGTAAAAATCCCCGGAAGCTAAAACCTCCGGGGATGCTGTTATATGGATATCACTTATCCGTTAGTTGCTTGATCGACTGATTAAGTCCCGTTGCAGCCCAGCCGGAAACGATACCGACAGCCGCAGCGTCCAGCCAGTTATCGGCTGGGTAACTGGGCACGCCCATCACCCATGCCACCACACCGAGCACCAGCCCGATCACGCCGCAGATAATAGGAATCCACTTGTCTGCCACATTGGTGGCCTTAACTGCCATGCCTACCAGATACGCGATGGCGGTAATCGCCGCCACAGATGCAATACCAAAATCCATATGTACACCCCTTTCAGTTTTCTGTCGGTAGCTGCAAGAATTTGCTGTGAATGTCATCCATCACGCCGTTGACTCCCAGCGCATGATACTGTTTCCAGCAATTCTCGAAATTTTGTCGGGCATAGATCGGGGCGTAACCCCGATCATGCCATTTGTTGTAATCTGCGATCATCTGCGCCCGCAGCAAAGCCTGTACGCCCAATTTGGTCGCCGCAGTGTCCGCGCGGTCATGCTTGATCTGCGTCGCCAGATGCCGGATCATGGCCAGCATCGCCGCGATCAGCAGCGATGGCACGCCCAGCAGGCAAAGCCACTGATATGTAGTCATCTGGTAGCGCCCTCCATCATCCGCTGGCACACGACCAGCGTCCGCATCATGTCCATGGACAAGTCCAGCTTGCCATCACCCACGCCGCCGAGTGCTCCGGCGTCCGCAAGCGCCTGCAAGCTGTCCAGCGCCCAGTCGGGCACATTAGTCACCTTGCCGTCCACGATACGGCCATAGCGCGTATCGCGCATACGCCACATGACGTACAGCATCCGCAGCATATCAGCGGACAGGTCAAGATTGCCGCCACCAGTGCCGGAGATCAGACCTGCGTCCATCATCTCCTTGATCGTGCTGCGCGCCCACGCGGGCACGTCGTCGATTTTGTTGTATCGTGTCATGGGTTCTTCCTCCTCTTCGTTCGTGCGTCCCAGCGTCAGCGTATTCTTAAATGCCGTCCACTGCGCCGGGTCATCCACCCACGGCATGGGGCAGCGCTTGCCCGTCACGTCGTAGTGCCGCAGCACGTGCTCCGTGTCGATGCCATAGCGCTGCATGATGTCTTTTGCCAAGGCCGCGGCGTTTGCCACGGTCTCCGGCAGGATGTAGTAGCTGCCGTCGGCGCGCTTGCGGCTGCACATCTCGATGCCGATGCTGTTGCCGTTGCGGCACTCGGGGTGCCAGTACGCCCGCGCGCCGCAGTGCCACGCCGTGTCGCCCTCGCGCACGGACTGCATCGCGCCGTGTTCGTCGCAAAAATAGTGTGCGCTGGCCTGCAGGCCGCCCACGCGGTGGTAGTAATCGCAGTTGTTGCGCGCCGTGTCGCCGTTGTTTGCCGTGTAGTGCATCACGATGTACCGCACCGGCTGCGTGCGCCCGGCGCGGTAATTGTCCGTGTTACAAGCAATAAATTCCATCTGTGCCTCCTTTTACGTGATCGGTTCGTTGATTGTAGCGATAACTGCGGATGCGTCTGCGCAAATCAGACTCAACCGGAGGTAATGTTCGGCAGGCCCTGTTACCGTGACGACATCTCCGCTGATGGTAAATTTTAGGCTATTCCAACCATATCCGTTGTATATATATCCCGCGACTTTAAACGTTGCCGTTTCGCTGTAACTCACGGCTATGCTTTTCCCGTCTTGTGAAGCGGGTAGGCTCGCGCCCTTGATGCGGAGCGTATCGCCAGGCGAAAGATGGATAAGGCTTGTCGCGTCCATATTTGCGCCGATTGTTGCCCAGCCTACTTGCGGTTTGTTTGTGCCACCTCCTGCGCTTAGCCGTGTATCGGCAGAGATTCCAACGGTGTCAATGATGTTTGTAACGACCGCTGCACAGGTAATCACGATGCTGCCCGTTACCTTGGCAATAGTAATTACGCTGCCAGATACAGCCGACGCGGAAACGTCCGTTCCACCCATCATGACAGTGATTGCGCCGAGCTTCTTGTATGTTCCCGTCGGGGAGAGCGTCGTGGTGTAGGCCGCGCCTTTGGCGATGGTATCTGCCGTGTTGGACGACGCGCAGTTGGTGAGATTGCGCGTAATGGTGTAATTCACAGACGGTACAGAGGCCGCCGCAGTGATCGTGACCGTTCCCGTCACCTTGGAGATGTTGATTGCACCGCTGCCAGCCGAGTAAGCCGTGGCCGTGATATCCACGCCTCCCATTTTGACCACTACCGACGTGATCGCCTTTCCGCTTTCCGCCGCAATGGTCGCGGTGTACGCCTCGCCGTAATCCACCTGAGACGCGGCGTTGGTGATCGTGCAGCCTGTGAGATTTTTGGTGATCGTCTGATACCAGTGCAGCGTCTCGGGCGTTCCGTTGGTCATAGCCGCGCGGTAAGCGTTGATATCTGCCATCGACATTCCGCATGTGCCAACTGCGAAGTGAACACATTTGTCGCGGAACGTGTCTCCAGAAACGGCGTTGATTGCATTGATAAGTTTCTTCCACTCTGGCTCATTCCTTCGACGAGCAAGCGTGTCTGTCCCGGCTCCGCTGCTGAAACACGTCAGCTCGTAATCCTTGTCGATGTCGGACTGGCTCATGCCGAGCAATCCCTCAAGAACACACGCGAGAGTACCGGTTCGGTCTGCGCCCATTGTGCAATGAAAATATACTGGCTCCCGGTGCGTTACCGCGTCAATTACGCAACGAAGATATAGCTGCCATGTCGCAACCGGCGTCAGCTCGTAGGACGCTGCCTTGTCAGCAATCGTAAACCACACATCCATGCCAAGCGGTGATTCCGTTGCGGCTTCTCCGTCACCGGGGTCGCGTCCCTCTCGGCCTCTAAGGTCGATTTCATGCTGTACACCGAGTTGCCCGACGAGGACTGCCCGGTCTGCGGCAGAGATACGCCCACCACGAATCAGCAGGCCGTATTTCACCGTGCCGCCGTCGCACGCCCAACCGCCAAGATCGCGCACGTTCCACGCTTCGCCGGAGTTATCCCGCGTGCGAATCCATCGCAAAGCATCAAGCGGCTTGAGCGTCCCGGCTTTCCCGCCTGACGCAAAAGGTGTCTCGATGCCCGGAACTTCGTTGCAGTGCATCACTCCGCCAGCCACCTGTCCGATGGGTTTGTAATTGCCTATAACTGCTGTCGCTGGGGCATAATTGGCGATTTGAGATGTGCTGTAGTCGCTTGGGTCATAGGTCACGTTGGCCAGATAATTGCGCACCGCCTCTGGGCACTGATGCCACGCGACCTCCTCCGCGCCAGTGATGCTGCGCACCGCATCGCCCATCTGCGCGACCTTGTACGTCTCTGCGCCGCCTGTCTTTTCGCGGATGGCAGTGGCGATGTCCTGCACGGCGGTTTCTTCGTAGAGCTTTTTCATCTCAGTATGCCACCTCCGTGCCGTCCGGGAGCGCCGCAAGCACGTTGTTTACGATCTCCTGCTTGTCTGCCGCGGTCCAGTAATCCGTGCCTTTAACGGGTGTGTGACCGGCAGCGCCCGGAGTGCCGGGGTCGCCCTTTTCGCCTTTCTCGCCCTGCGCGCCCGGCGCACCGGGCGCGCCGTCCTTACCGGGAGCCCCGGCATGGCCTTGCGGGCCAGCAGGGCCAGCAGGGCCAGCAGGGCCGGTTGCACCTGCGTCACCCTTCGCTCCGGTTGCTCCGCGCGATGGCTTGCCTGTATCGGTCGCGCCGAGAAACCAGTTGCCGTTGCTGCCGATGTGCGGCGTGATACCGTCCGCACCGGTAGCCCCCGGTTTGCCATCCTTGCCGGGTGCGCCGTCCTTGCCCGGAGCGCCAACTGGGCCTTGCGGACCCGCCGGGCCTGTTGCGCCCGTATCACCCTTCGCGCCGGGCTCGCCTCTTGGGCCTTGCGAACCGTCCGCACCCTTGAGCTCGGCCACGGCGATGAGGTTTGTCCACGTGCTGCCGCCGTCCGTGCTGTACTGGATGTAGCCGTCCGCCACGCGCAAGTCCATGCTTCCCGCGCCGCCTGTCCGTGCCACCTCATTGATAGCAGCCACCAGCGTGTCCTTTGCCTCGGTCGTCAGGTCGGCAAGGTCGCCGATCTCGGCGCGCAGACGATCGAAGCCAGCGTGCTCTGTCGGGGTGTAAACATAGTCTGACGGTTTGGGACGTGTAAATACAGGAAAATTGACCTGCACCTTGGTGTAACCACCGTTAGTATCGGAAACCCAAGCGTATACAATTAGCGTTCCGGGAACTTGCAGTAGTTCATCGGGAATCGCCGCTTTTCTGTTTTTAACCTCGATAGTATACGGAATATCGGTTATTTTCTCGATGCTTGTAAAATGCGCTTGTGAAACTGTATCGTCACCGAACTCGATGATTCTACCGGCATCCCATTGAAACAGCTCTCCACGTCCATCTGCGAGTTCAAGTGTCATCATGATATCCCCTCCTTATTTGTACCGCCCCACGACGTAATAGCTGATCTGCGGGGAGTCAACAATCGCGTCGGATCCTCTCACGCACTGATATGCTGGGGCGTGCGTAAGACGTGTACCTATGTCGTTTTCCGTGTTTGTGGCAAGCCAGATGTTGCCACTTCCAACCGTTGGCATCGCAGACACGACAGGGTTCTCAATAAACGGAAACGGATATTGGCGTGCTGCTTTATTTTCTGCGAGACCCATCCACGATGCGGTATACAGTGGCCCCCATGTCTGCGTGGTCATTGACAGCGAGTCTGAGTCAAAATTTGCCCACATCTCAGCGACACCGCTCGCCCATTTGCGCCACATCCACTTGCCGGTCGTGCCCTGTTCGACAATGTAATCAACGGCAAGTTTAGACAAAATGTCTCGGATAGATATACCGTTAAGTTTCAAATCTCCGACGATAGTCATGTCACCATTCAGATCAACAGGCCATTTAAATTGTACGGTCTTTTCTTTTTCGGCGATGCCTCCAAAGCATACGGACGGTAACGAGAAGTTGATGTTAAGTGGCACTTCTATGGTCGTAATTATGATTTCCTTGGACGTTTTGCTGCTAAAAGCGTCAGAGACGGCTACTTCCAGCTTTCGAGTGGTATCGGTTCCGACACCCGAAAGGTATAGTGTTTTTGCGCCTGCGCTTTGATTTGTAACTGTCTGCTTTACAACACCGTCGAGTGATACTGTAAGATTGGCTCGGTTATCCGGCAATGCCATCGCCAGCGTAAAAGTGATTTTGATGTCCGCTCCGCTTGGGTTTTCTGTCCACGCGCTCTCGGCGTAACTGCCGCGAACATATGCCAGATTATTGATAACCGGGGTGGTATATGCGGACACAGATAGATTCGTGCTATAGGTTGCAGTACGTTTTCTGGAATCTGTCACGACAACCTTTACAGGGATGCTTCCGCTATCGGGAAGACTATTTTCCGCGTTAGCGTCAACGACTTTCCCATTCACGGTCATCACAGTGTCGATGATCTTACTCCCCATCACGCCAGCCGCAGTTATACTCGCTTTTACTCGGCTTTTGTTCTGGACCCAACCATAAATACTCTCATATCCCGCCGCATCCGACAAACTAACAGACACGGTGGGTACTGTATCGGGGGAAACAGTAATTTTCGTCCACACGTCAGTAGACCCGATCAGGGTATCTCCGTTATAAGTCATGCATCTAAAATGCATCTGACCTGATTCCGCGCCGGTAAACAAATTTGCAAATGATTTAAGAGGTGTCCACTTAATCGACCGCTCTGCGGTTTTAGTCGCAATCGTGCCGTGGTACCGTATGCCGAAGTTATAAATAATCGTGTGGGTAAAATCGTTACTCGCGGGATCAAGTGTAATTGTACCCTCTTGCCCCATTACCAGAGGAGCTATAACGGGCGTCGTCGCACGAGGAATTGTACTTAGAGTCAACGTTTGAGATTTTTCAACTACACCAGCGCTGATTCTCGTATCCATCCACGTGTTTACCGTAATCGTACCGGTGCCATCGTTCCTGTGGGGGACAGTGATTGTGGTATCAACGATTGTCTTAGTTGTGCCTTGGGGGAGAGTATAACTGACACTGTATTGTGTTCCTTGTCCACCGTTGATGTATATATCGTAGTACGCGATTCTAGAATAATCATTGTGGCTTGCGCCAGTCTGCGTAGATTCCCACAAAATTCTTACCTGAGACGTATTGTCCTGAATATTTTGACTGATTTGAGATAGTGTCAGGCTTTGATAAACCGCCATCAATTCACCCCCACAAAACTAACAGATTGGTTCGGCTGTACAACGATGCTCATCGGGCCAAGTCTGAATCTCGACAACTCTACCAGTTCAAAACTGTTATTATTCCAGTATGCTAAGAGCATTCCGTTTGCATCATAGAAGCCAATTTTGTCGTTGTATTCCCTGAGCGTAATTTCAGATACCGAAGAGCCGATTCTTAAAACCGGATGCCCGTCATCATCCATCCCGATATCAATAAAATCGGAGAGGGTTTGGCCGTTCACAGTAACGCGCTCCGCTGACATTTGACCGGTGGTAATAGCATTTGCATTGATTTGCCCGTCCATCGTCAATGCCACACCGCTAATCGTCTTTCCTCCGTCTTTGGAGTATCCAAGTCCGTTGATATTCATCAGCCACAGGCGGGTATTATCTTCGACAGTTGGGGTATCACGCACCATCCAGCCAGTAGGATATCCATTTTCATCATAGAGGACTTCCCAATATCCGCCCTTTGCGCCAATGATGCGCTCGGTCGCGTCCCGCATTGCTTTTGCAAGCCCCGCATACTCGCGCTTAACTTTTTGGATGATGGGGTTCTCGACAGTATAGTTTGAGTCCGGTGGGCCGTAACAGATAGTGGTAGCACTCATACCGCCTTTAACTCGCAACTCCTGTGACATAACCAAAACGGGCAGACCTCCTCCGTCAAGGTCTGTGCTGTCGATAACGTGTATAATGTCACCAGCTTCAACGGACGGATCGCCGCGCCACTTTACTTCTAGTGGCATCAGAGTCAAACTTTTTATCTGTTCAAACACCGAGGCGGCAACCGCTTCTGTCATATATGGGTTTGTCGCCGAAATGCTAGTTCCCGTCCCGACAGTAATCGGATTATCTTCCGTACCAGTGATAAGCGCTTGAATCGTGAATCGATCGTCGGCTGTCTTTTTCAAACCATTCTGATATTGCGCGTCAAGCCCTACGGTAATACCCTCGGTATATTTGCAAAAAACCAACTGGCCTGTCGCGTCGAATTTCGCATTCGCGCCGATTAGCCCTGCTAGCCATCCTAACTGCTGACGGATTGTACCTGCGTAAGAATTGGAAATTACCATATCCGGGAAAGCAACTTCCGGGGCAGTGATGTTCGCCTGTAGACAGATATCGGTCAGCATCGCATTCGGAGTGGCCGGAAAACTAATGGTGGGGGTGTATTCGTCAGTCAGTGCCGCCATGCGGTCATAACCGGTGATCGTGAGACACAGGTTGCCGCTATTCTCTACGCCGTCAGAGGGGACGTAAAACACGCCTTTCGGGATGTATACAGTTCCGCCGTCTCCGGGGAGAATGACTCCGACAGAAGGGGCGAAATACGCCCCGTTTAAGGGGAGCGCGGGAGTCTGCTTATAGATCGTCACTTTGCATTGCGAGGAAAAAGACGCTCCGATCGTTACACCGTCCGATGATCCGCACTGTTCAGTAACAACGATTTCCTGAATTTCAGAAGCGGCAAGCTCGCTGACACCGTTAAATGTGATTTTACTAGTGATACTTCTTCCCGGCGATTTACACGCTTCATGGAAGGATTCTGTCACAGTGTACATGGCGCTTCACCTTTCAATAAAATTCATGGATAGACTGTTCCACAGATAGACCCCGTTGACGAGACTATACATAGGAGCAGTCCGGTCGCCCACATAAGCAATCATGCTTCGAGTTTCTCCGGTCAGCGCATCGGGATATGAAACCGTGAAAAAGGTATCCGTGACGGCGTTCAGCAAAGTAGACATATCCGCCGCTGTCATTGGAGGCCACGAGAGAGTTAGTTTCCTCTTTATTGCAACTCGATCTCGAAATAGCTCGCCATTCTGATTTCGACCTGTCCCGTCAGCGTCAATGTCTTGGATGCTCCATGACAACTGAGCAGGGTCAGGCAGGGGGACAGAAGTCCCGTCTGCCTTTGTGATTGTAAGAATTGCCATAATTTCTCCTTACGCCAACAGTGGGCTAAATCCGGTTGCGCGGATGGCGGCATTGTTTTCGTCAACCATTTGCCTAAACAATTCTTTACCGTTCATCTGCACAATTACAGTGATCGGGCGACTGTTGCTCGAATTCGTTTCACTGCTTGCTCTCTGCACTGCTTCGTACACACCTTGCGATACAGATTCGACAATCTGATCGTTGTTTGCTACAGCCGTCTTTCTTCCAATACGTCCAACCATCTCAGCCCCTGCTTCACGCGCGATAAAGAGCTGCCCTTCATCCACAAAACCGCCGTCTGCGAAAGTAGGAACGTGGGGAATGTTCACCAACCGGGCGTTAAATGCTGGAACGACTTCTTTTCCAAGAACACTCAATCCTCTGAAAGAGATATGAAATACATTATTGATTGCATCTACAACTCGGTTAATTATTCCGATGATGGAATTCGCCATTCTCCGAACAAAATTGGTAATGGGGTTATCATTAAGTGACCATGCCGCATATGACAGGCCAAGACCAGCCGCTAGCACGGCAAGACCCAATCCAATTCCTGCTCCACTCAGGCAGAGCAGCACACCGAGTACCGTCAGAGCGCCTCCGAGAATACCCGCGATAACGGAAACCACTTTTTTAATGGCGGTCACAACGGCATTCCAGTTCAGAGCCACCGCCGATCCGAGACTTAGAGCGCCAGCCGCCATCAGGCCAAGGCCAAGAGGGAGTGCAACCATGCTGAAAGCAAGGATCGCGCCGACCGCCAAGAGAGCGCCGCCGACAACGGTGGTAATTATGTTGATCTTCTTCCGAACATTGTCGGAGAGGTTATTCCAGTTCGGCATAATCGCCGTACCCATTGTAACCGCGCCTGCCGCCAACAGAGCCAGAGCCAGCGGGATATTCGTTCCGGAGAACGCCAGTGCCGCACCAATAGCGAGGAACGCCACAGATACGACTGCGGTAATAATTGCAATCACATTCTGAATTTCATTGCTCAGACCATTCCAGTTGAGAGCCATCACGGAAACCAGAGAAGCAGCGCCAACAGCCATCAACGCAATACCGAGGGGCATACGCCCGGAGAAAGCGAGGATAGCGCCGACAGCTAAGGTTGCTCCGCTGACCAGCAATCCTACTCTGGACAAAGGAGAGGCCAGAGCACTTGGGATGCTATTCCAGTTCAGAGCTGCGGCAGATACAAGCGTGGCAGCACCAATAGCCATCAGCGCAATACCCAGCCCGATTGAACCCCCGGCAAAGACTAATATAGCGCCGACAGCCAGAGAAGCACCCGCCAGAATTCCCGTTAAGGTGGTCAAAACGTCAGTGAGGTGCTGGTCGCTGTTATGCCAGTTGACAACAGCGGCAGTTGCAAGGCTCGCTCCACCCAAGGCCATCAAAGCGATACCAAGAGGAAGGTTTACCGCGGAAAACACCAGAATTGCGCCAAGAGCAAGCAGGAAGCCGCCGACAACACCTGTTATGAGAGCCAGTGTATTTGCCAATTCGCTACTCATAGCAGTCCAATTCAGCCCAACGGTAGCCGCAAGGCCGACCGCACCAGCCGCCATCAGGCCGACACCCAGCGGAATATTCACACCGGTTACGACCAGAATTGCACCTACCGCCAGTATAAAGCCAGAAACAATCGTGGTGATCTCTGCGAGAGTGTTTTCAATCCTCTTCTGGATTTCACCGATGCGGGTTTCTACCGCATCGCCAAGAAAGTCATAGGTGGGGAGATCGAAGTCAAATCCACCTCCACCAGCACCGCCAGCACCGCCGCCCGATCCGGCATTGCTGTTCGAGGGAAGTACATTCAACTCGTCAAATCCGGCGATGTATTTCTTCAACTCTTTAGCTGACCCGGCAGCGCTTCCGAGATTATCTGCCACCGCTCCCGTGCCGGATGCGAGTTTCCCAACGCTTGAATAATCAACATCGGTCAAAGTAAAACCGAGAAGATTTGCGATAGCGTTTGCAATCTCTCGAATAGCTCTAACTACGGCAATCGCATAAGGAAGGATGGCGTTCAGAGCCGGAATGAAGATGTTACCGATAGCTCGTGCGGCCTGTGTAAGCTGTGCCTGCAAGATACGAAGCTGGTTTGCGGGAGCTTGCAGTGTTCTAGCCATATCGCCTTGGGCGGTCGTTACCTGAGTCATAATGGCGTAGTATCTCAGCTCGGCCTTTTCCGCTTGCGTCATGTTTGCGACACTTTCCTTAATACCGAGGTTCAAAGCGGTCTGTTCCAATCGTGCCTGCGACAAATCGTAGCCCAAGCGCCGCAGAGGTTCCAACTCACCGGAAATACCGGACTGTAATTTCTGCATAGCGTCTTCAATGGAAATATTGAAGAAAGAAGAAAGGTCATAACCCAACTGCGTCAGGTTTTGGCTCATGAGCTGCGCTCGTTCCGCCGTGTCGCCGAAGCCAGTCAACAGCGTGTTGAAAACACCTTGATTGCGGAGCCACTGTGCCGGGTCGATACCCAAAACATCGGACACCTTTTCCGCATATTCTTTTGCTTCATCTGCATACTGTCCCAAGGCGACCGTGAACAGGTTCAGGTCTTCTTGGTACTTGTTGGATTCCGTGACCGCCTGCGCAATGAAATTACCGATTTTGCGGAAAACGACTGCGGCAGTAGCAACGTTCAACACTTTCAGTCCGCTCGTGAACTTCCCGGTGGTGGAGGTCGCCTTACTAGCCGAAGCGTTGTATTTTTCCGTGCTGGTAATCAGCTTTTGGATTTTGGACGGAAACGCCGAGAAGCCGTTGGACACCTTCTGCATTTCATCAGCAAAAGGCTTCATGGCGGCAGCAAGAGAGGTCATCTGCTGTGTGAACTTGTCAATATCCGCCGTTTCCAAATCCTCGATCACCTTCGGCAGTTTGGAGAGCTGATTGATAAAGGTGGTCATGTTGGCCTTACCCAATTCGGAGAGAGGGCGTAAACCGTTGGCGAGGGTAGTCAACTTGTCGCCGTCCGTCCATTTCAGGCCGGCAAGAGCGGTGTTGATTGCCGTGAGCTGGTTGGCGATGGAGGAAGAAATCTTCACATTTCCAACCTGACTCAGAGCGGTCAGCGCATTGGCAAGCTGGGTGATCTTCTGCGAAGCGTCACCGCTGTTCAAGCCTTTAAGAGAATTGGAAAGCTCCCGAATACCCTGAGAGGTCTTGCTCAGACCCGTTGCGCCGCCGTTGGTAGCGGTTTTCAAACGATTGAGCGTGTTAATCAGGTTTTGAAGCCCTGTGACCGCCTGCGTACTGTCATTGACGATCTGAAACTCCAACCCCTGAATTTCCACATTATCAGCCACTTACGCCACCACCTTTCTCTTGAAATTTCTTATTGACCGACACCATGAAGGCTTCCATGTATGCCTTTGCTTGGTCATCGTGTTTTTCTTGAATCTGCTTCTGCTGTTTTTTATCCTGCCGAGTGAACAGCTCATAGGGGCTTTCCCGATACGGTGTGGGTTTGGTTCCCTTCTTGGCAAAAGCACGAAGAATCGGGGCGGCATCAATAAGAGCTTCGTAAAAATAAGCTCCTTGAAGCCACGCCTCTTGGTTTTGCAAATCTTGTTTAATTCGTGCCGCCCTTCTGTAATATTTCACCAAATCACAGTCCTGCTCCCAAAATTGTTCGTAGGACATACCAATGGCGAGGTAATACGGAAAAACTTCGTAGAATTTTCCTGTGTAAGCAAAAAGGGCGGCTGGGCGTTGATCGCCGCCGCCCCCCTCGTTATCGGAAAGGCGGTCGCTTACCAACCGGCTTTCCAGCTCAGGTTTCCCTCGTTATCCTCCTGCTGCTCAGGGTCATCCAGAAGACTCAGCAGAGGCTCGTTATACATCTCCACCAGAGCGGAGATCAGCTCGTCCTTATGAGTCAGGCGAACATAAATGTTGTCGATCACATCACGCTTCACGAAGCGATGGTGGGCGAGAAACGCACCGGCAAACAGTGCCGGGAGCATAGTCATCGGTTTGCGTTCCACTTCTTCGGCAACAAAGCCGCTTTTCTCCATCATCTCGACGGACTTGCGGGTGTATTCCAGCGTGTAGGTCACGCCGGTAGTAGGGTCGTTGATAGTCAACTGCTTTGCCATGATAAATCCTCCTTATCAATACGGCGATTGTTGGTATCTTAGGTTGCAGAGAAAGTGATGGGGGTGGAAGGGGCGATGGTGATGTTCATGCCTACCACTTCATTCACGCCGCCGCCAACGGGGTACACGGACAGCTCACCGTCAAAGGAAAACTTGCCGTTAGAGCCATCGGGAGTGACCACACCGGCGCTCTCCGTGCCGCCAAACCAAACTGCATAACTGGCTTTCTTGCCTTCGAGAGCTTTGAGAGCCTGAAAATCAGACAGCGTGTAGTTCGCGGTGAAGGACAGACCGTCAAGAGACTGGATACCAGCGATGTAAGTCTGCATATCATCACTCAGAGTGGTGGTTTCCAGCATTTCAGGCTCACCGCCGAGGTCGGGAAACTCCTTGATGTCGATCAGCTTGCTCCAAGTATCGCCGGTATCACCTTTCTTCATCAGAAAGGTTTTATAGGTCGAAATAGCCATTTTCATTTACCTCCTGTAAAGAGTAGTTCCATCTGTTTCGGCTTTGTACCGAGCCACCAGACGGTAGATTGTTGCGTTCTCCAAATTGGGAACGGGGGACAGAGAAATACGCCTGAAATTCTTGGCGTACATGAGGTCGTCCACAAACCTCATGATCTTTCGGCAAACAGATTTCTTACTGCCTGCCTTATCGGAGTAGACATTCACCTCGTACATCAGCGTAGCGAACCTCTCCGTATCTCCGCTATCCATGTGAGCTTCCGTTGTGTAGTTATCCTGCTCTACCAAGCTCACATAGGGGAAACGGGTAGGAGCATTGACATACTCGCCGCTGACCAAGATGCCGGGGAACTGCGCTCTCAGGGCTTCCACAATCGGCGTGTAGATTTGGCTCTCCGCGTCAATCATGAAAACACCTCCTTCGCAATCTCCGTGAGCCGGTCTTGCAGCTCCTTTACCGTTTCGTACATCGGCATATTGGCGGGGTTGCCGTGGGTGATGACCACGAACCCGCCGTTCTTCTTTTCTTTCAGCACTCCGTTCGTGCCGGGGTCGCCGTAATAACCCCAAGAGTGCTGCTTGCCGTGACCCTGACCGTATTCGCCACGCTTCATGCCGAGTTCTCCGGCTTCCGGGTGATCGTCCGGGTAGGTCACGCCTGTACCGAACTCGATAAACAGAGTGGCCCCGCCTGTCGCCACCACCGCTCGAACATTGTTCCCACGGGATTCTACCGTCACAGAAACATCATTCGTGCCGTCATAAACGGCCTGCGAGAACTTGACAGAAGCCCTCTCCATGCCTTCCTGCGCCACCCGGTCGAGAAAGACCGCAGTCCGCTCTTGAAGTCGGTTCTTCCAGTTCTCGGTTTCCCGTATCAGCCGCTCAATCCCTCTCCCAGAGAGCGGAACATTGATCGTCTGACTCACGATACCGTCACCTTACTGACCGCATAGGAAATGGAGTTGAGAGACTTGGCGACCCGCTTGACCATGTAATCGTAGAGCGGCTTCCCATCCTCGTCATACTGCGGCTCCTTGTCGATGAACAACACGGTATTCTCGTCAATGGGGCAGCTCAGGTCATCGGTGACGATCACCTTGTCGTACCCTGCGAAATTACCGAACTGTTCCACCTGAGCGGAGCCGGTCGCCGCCGAGATATTAGCGCTCATCGCCACAGCAGGCTTGTAAAACACGATTTCCTCACCAGTCTCGTTACCGCACTCATCCTTGGCAGAAACCTTATGGTCATACAGCAGATACCAGAAGGGCGATTTGTTGCGGTTCAGCGTCTTCATGCTCAACCTCCCATTACGGAAGCAAAGGGAACGATGTCCCTCAGCAACGTAGGCGGCACATCTCCGTCTTCATAGGAACGGGAGATGCCATTTTCGCTGTGAGCGGTTTGGCCTTCGGCCCCCCGTTTGTTCAGCAGATACACAGCAATCTCCACCTGTACAAAACCGTACTGGTAGGGGACAAGCCGCGCATCCGGGTCATACGGATATGCCTTGCGGCATACCTTGTCACCAGCAATCGAGAGATAGGTGGAAAGAATGCCCTCGTCTGTCTCGCCAGTCATGGCTTTCACCATTTTCAACTTCTCAGCGTCCGTCACACTTTCCACCTCCCGTCACGCTACCGGTTCCTCAGTTTTCTTACGAGACTTCTTGATAACCGGAATAGGATTGCTCTCAGACAGATTGAACTTGGTGATGATTTCCTCACGGGTGAGGGCTACGGGGTTGTCGAGGGTATCAACAACCACCGTACCAATCACAACAGAGGTACTTTCCAGTTCACACCGAGTAATCACCTTGTCCTTTGCGGTAAAGCCTACATTACGGAAGTGATCTCCCTCCCGTACATACACTTTCCCGTCAGAAACATAGAACATGGTGAACCTCCTTAGCCGTTGGTAATGATCTTCGCCAGCGCAATCGTCTTGGGGTCAGCCACGATAGACCAGTTGTCAGAAGCCGCAAGCTGAGCGTCCGTGGGGGAAGCGGTGTAGCCGGAAGTGGGCTTGGTAAAGCTGAAACCGTTGGGATGCATGGTTTCGCGGATACGAGTCACCAGAGCGTCATAGCCTCCGCCTTTGAGAGCGTCACGGGTCAGCTCGGAAGGAACCTTCACAGGGGCAGGGGCGTACTGAATAGCGCCAAGACCAAGAACATAGGTGGTATAGGTCGCCGCTTTAGCACCCTCACCGCTGGTAGCGGCAGTAGTGGGACAGCCATCGTCCACAATAACGGTCATGCCGTTCACCGTGCCGATACGCAGGGGGCGTTCCACGCCATTTGCGTCCGTGTATTTGAGGAAGTCCAGCAGTTTCAGGCCAGCCATGTTAGTGGCGACCTTACTGTGCATAAACACAAGCTGGAAAGCGTCCTGATTGTCGCCCACGGCCTTCTGGATAGCGTCACCGATAGTGGTTGCACCCATCTTGTTTGCGTCACCAACGGTGGTAGAAGCGGAAGACAGGTCGGTGGTGTGGTTCGCCCAACCGGCAAACTCACCGCTGCCAGTCACGCCAAAGACCGCATTGAGGATTTTCAGCATGATGGACTGGCGCTGCTTCTGCCAATACTTAGACACCTGAGCCACGATCTGCTGCATGGGGTCTGCACCGCTGTTATAGTCAACGATGAAGTCCTTCTCCTTCCAGCCATGCGCACGACCGAACACGATGCCGTTCTGAGCGCCGCCAGCGGGGTCGGTCAGGGTGATATCGGTTGCGCCATCGTAGTTCTCAGGAGTACCGCCGATGACCTTGTAGAAGGGCAGGGTGTAGAAGTCAGAGCCGTTGGCGATCAGCCGCGCCAGTTCTGCATTCGGGGCGACAGCGCCACTCTCAAACATAGCGGTCAGGGTGGGGTCTTTTGCGTTTGCCCAGTTGTAGTTAAACAGCTCAGGGTCAAACGGGAAACCGAGATAAGAAGCCATAGTGTTATACCTCCATAATTACTTCAAAATTGTCTGCCAGTCAGGATGTTCCTTGACGAACTCCAACTGGGCTTGGGTGTCGAGTTTCAGAAAATCAGCCTTGGTCATCTCGCCGCCCTTACCACCGGCAGGGGGCTTAGGGGTGTCTTTCAGAACCTTGGCTTTTACATCTTTCTCATACTGTTCCAGAAACTTTTTCTGTGCGGCAAAGACCTTATCCATTTCACCATTTGCCATAGCGATAGCGGCTTCGGTTGCCAGCGGCTCAGGATAACCCTGTGCGGCGAAACTCGCCTTGTAACTGGAAACGGTCTTCTCCTTTTCCAACCCCGCCAGTTTGTTCTTCATTTCCTCGAACATCTGCTCGTTTTCCAGCTTCTTGCGTTCTTCCTCAGAGAGCAGCTCATTGTGCTTCTTCTTCCAAGACGCAAGCTCGGAAGCAGTCTTGTCAAAGACATCTTTCTTTACATAGCCGGTATAATCGGGATCGGGAAACTCATAGTTTGCGAGGGCTTCCGCTTTCTGCTCTGCGGTCATATTCGCAAAGCCTTCAATGGTGGAAACATCAATCTTTGCCATACAATCGTTCCTTTCTGCGCTTTTTAGAGTGCATCTCCGCACTATACCTTTGCGTTTACGGTTCTCTCCGTTTTGTGATTTAAGGCTTCTCTGCCTATTCAACGCCTTACGGCGATTAAACCAAAAGAAAAGGGCTACCAATACCTTTTCGGTATCGGTAGCCCGTAATGGCTGTCCCTATCGCCTATGCGATAGGCTGTTCATATTTCTTTTTGCTGCTGACCGCCCACACAACCACTTTCTCGTTCCGCTGTGCAATCTCAACGGTCTTTCCCATAGTCAAGATTTCTTCAATCTTTCTGACCGCCACTGGGGTCAGGCGGATTTCCTTCTCCATCGGGATTAACCTCCTTCTGCTTGGTTGTGAGTTCAGCGGCCTTTTTCTCCTGTTCCTCAGCGTAATCCATGCTCATACGGTACGCGAGCTGCGGGTCGCTGAACATACCCGAATGTGTAAAGGCCAGAACGGGAGCAATCTTCGGATTGGCAAGCATAGTAGTCAATACTGTTGCTTTCTGAGCGATATTCTCATAATTGCGGCGAGTAAAGCGAACTTCTACGTTCGACAGCTTCAATTCCAGATCACTCAGATCGGAACAGATGTGCAGAACCAGCTTCAAGAACTCTTTTTCAGAGAGCTTGAACATCAACTCGGAGTCTTTTGCTCTGGCTTCCGCCGCCGACCAACCGTCACGCATGATAACCGCAGAACCCGTGTCGCTGGTGGAAGTACCACCATTGCGGTTCGGCATACCGCAGATCGTCAGCACCGTGTTATAGAGGTGATCGACCAGCGTTTGTGTCTGGCTCTGGTTCAGTTCGGAGGTCAGATACTTGATCTCCGCTTTATACTGCGGGTCAATGTCCTTGAACTTGATTGCACCCTCGTCCCGCAGCTTGGAGAAATCATCGCCGGAAATATCAACATTGTGAAACAGCATAAGCGCCTGAACAAACTGTTCTACACCGTCAAGACGGTTGCTGTCCACCGTATTGATAGCGTCCAGCAAGGGAAGGACGATCTCGAAAGCACCCAACCGGGCGTTGTTCGCCGGGTATTCGATAATGGGAATACCGAGCGACTGGGCTTCTTCCCGGACGATCATGCTCTGGTTTTCAACCTCGAAATAGCGGTCTTTCGTATAAATGCTGTAAATCACCGCACCGTCCGACCGCTGAATGTATTTCACACCCATTACGGGCGGTTCACCGATGGAATTGGCATACACCACGAAAGCAAACCGAGGGTCGAGAGTGTAAATCTCGAAGGGAGCTTCATCGCTTTCCTTCTCAAACACGCTGTCAGGAAGCACCATGCGGTATGCTGTGCCGCAGATGTGGAACCAATCCGCCAGTTCCTTATCCTTTGCGGCCTTATCTTCGGAAAGACAGTAGCCGTTCAGAGTGGTGATCTTGTCGGCAACTGACTTGTTGTCACTTCGGCTGACATACTGAATAGGTTCGCCCATCAGGTAGCCAACTTTGAAGGACACGATCTCATTGGCACGGTTCTCGACCACCGTATTTTTAATTTCCGGGCGAACTTCCTTCTTGCGGTTCAGCACCGGCTGTCTACCCTTGTAGTAAGCGTAGAGGTACTCCATATCCGCCTTGTTCGACCAATGCGTGATAAGCGCCTTTCTTAACACTTCCAGAACATTGTCCCGTGTGATTTCTGTCACATCAGTAAAGATTTTCTTACGACCGAAATGACCCAAGGCAGAATACCTCCCCTCTACCCATTTTCTCTCTTATCATTGTATCAAACTCTCCAATGCTTGTCAATAGCAAACTTTTAATTATACCATTCGCTACAACGAAAGTAAAGGACTCAAATAGGCCGTTTGAAAACCTCCACCTTGCCCCCGGACAGCATACGGATTTCGTTCTCCAACAGGGAGAGGGAATCGGGAGCGTCATCGTGCGGAACCTTACCGGAGCGAGTGTATGTGGTCACTTCCTTCATGAAGTTCCAATACTGACTGCCTCGCTTGTAGGTAGAAGGGTGCTTGAAGTAGAAGTTCTTCTTGATATTGTCCGAAGCGAACTCGATACGGGTCTGCTTATTGGAAATCGTGCGCTTCGTGCGGATACCAACGGAGTACCCACGCTCACGAATGATCTGGTCAACATCTCTGGCATAATACTGACCGGCGTTGTTGGACTCAAAAACAGCAGAAGCGACTTTATTCTCAATCAAGCACTTGGCGCATTCCGGCTTTGTCACCTCAGCGGGGGAGTCATCAAAGACCACATCAACGATATACACATCGCTGCCGTAAATCTTCGCCACCGGCATGGAGGTCGAGTCTGAACCACTTTCCGCCGTATCGCCAACGGCGATGATGGTATCCGGGTCACGGTCTTTCGGCAGCTCGAAGAAATAGTTCAGCTCTTCCTTGTTGAACAGCAGACCCTTCGCCTCAAAGGGCTGCTGCTGGAACTCACTTTCAAACTGCTCTGCGCTCAGAAGCTCCCGCTGCTCCCGAAAATAGGCGGTGGTAAAGACTTTCTTGCCCTCCCGCTCGTATTCATAATTGCTCTCGTCCGTCACGAGATCGAGGGCGGGTATCTCAATCGCTCTCCAAGCCCAGCCTTCCCGCTGTGCGTGTTCCTGCACACGACCGATAGGGTCATACAGAGAATACCGAGTGCCGGTAAAGACCATCGGCGTACCTTCAATGGCACGACCCATAATATCGCCAGAGATCACTTCCCACTTGTCATCAAGCCGCTGGCGGTTCTTCGCTTCCTCACGGCCCTCCACGCAGTCATCAAGGTAGAGGACATTGGTGGCCTCGGATAAGCCCACCTGCCGAGCGTCAATGGAACGACACATAATGGTGGGGAAACGGGACTTGCTTTTCAGGTTCACCGTCTTCGTGTCGGCGTTGGTCTGTACCAGCCGTGCGTCTGGAAATACATCGTAGAACAGGTACTCGTTGGGGACTGTCAGGTATTCCAGACAGCCGTTGTAGAAGCTCTTTACAAGGTCATCACCTGTCCCTTCCATCAAGGTCGAGCGGTCAGGAAATTTGCCGGAGAGCATATTCACAAAATTGATGCCTGTTTGTGACTTACCCGCTCGTTTCGGCATGGAGATCGTCAAAAGGCGCAGCTTCCCGTCCAGAACATCTTGGAACCCCTGCACCATCGGTCTGAGATAGTGCTTCCGGGGCGCATAAAACCGCTTTTCCGGCTTGCGGTCGAGTTCAATGTAGGTCATGAAAGAGTCGAAATCATGGGGTGCTTCAAAGAGAAGACACCGCCGCCACTGTTCATAGAACTTCACCCCGCCTCCACGGACTACCTGATCTGCGGAAAGCGCCAGCAGCTCCTTATTCACCTTATGTGCTGCCGAGAAATCCTCGGTTTCCCACTCTCGGCACAGAGAAAAGAGGTCGCTGTACGCTCCGTTATCTCCCGGTCGGCGGTCGATCACGGCTCGGATAGAGCCAGAGAGTTTTTCATAATTCATGTGCATTTCCTTTCCAACAAAAAAAACGAGCTACCCGTGTATTTCTACACAGATAGCCCGTCATGGCTGTCACTTCTGCCCTCACAGAAGCCGATTATAGAATTTTCGGTATCACATACGCCAGAACCAGCAAAATAGAACTGATTATCAGAAAATATCCGATGATGTTAAGAAAGAACTTCATGGTGTAACCAACTCACACTCCGACCAATTCCCGGCATCAAGACACTTACCTTCAAAAGTGATAGTATCTCCAACTTTAACTGTCTTTAGATTTTCCTCTTGCTCTTTCTCGAACTCGGCATAAAAGAAGACGATAGTGTTATCGACCTTTGTTTCCAGAGTCAGCGTTGCACCACCTGTTAGATTAAACAACCCGTCATTGGTCATTCCGTTAATTTTCGCCGTCACTCGATAACGGTTATACTGGTATAAATCATCTGCTACCAACTCGTTTTCCTTATAGGCATGGTAAATTTCATCGAAAGTAGCAGTACCGACTGCCGAGGTTTTCTCGGAAGTCTGAGGTTCAGACTCGGCAGGAGAAGACTCCATTGAGGGTGACATCAAAATGGCGACACAAGAAAAAATAGCTATCACAATAATGATACCGCACAGGAGATAAACCACTCTCTTTTTCTGAGGACTAATTTCTTTCTTCACGATCAACCAGCCTTTCTTACTCGATCATACCATGTAGACCGACTAATGCCGAGTTCTCGACAACAGTCCGCTACGGTGATAAGACCGTCTTTTTGTTTTTGAACGAGTTTTTCAAACTGCTCGTCATCAATCTCGGAAGCGGGTCTACCAAACCCTCTGCCAGTCTTCACCGACACCCGCTTGCCATCGACAACCGGCATAGCGGCGATACCCTCAGCCTGCCGCTGCTTGGTCTTCTTGCGCTCCTGCTCGGCAACAGCACCGAGGACTTCAATCAGAATGTTGTTGACCATTTCCAACACCCATGTCTGGTCTTTGAAGTCAATCAGCGTGGTCGGAATGTCGAGGATACGGACGATCACGCCCTTCCGCTTGAACCATTCCAGTTCTCGCTTCATTTCGTCCTTGTTGCGCCCAAAGCGGTCGAACTCCTTAACGATGATTTCATCACCTTCCCGCACAATGGCTTTCAGGGCATTGTACTGAGGACGGTCGAAGCTGCTTCCCGTGATCTTGTCGCAGTACACATTCTCGTCAGGAATATCGAACTTCTCACGAGCGACCTTGAGCTGTCGAGCAAGGTTCTGTTCCTTGCTGGACACACGACCCAGGAAGTATTTCATGGCTCACTCCACCTCATATCCACCGTCCGGTAGACGGGTATTGGCAGGAACAACGATGACCTTGTAATCCATCGCTCTGAGCATGGTGGTCAGCAGGGACACGGGAATGTCCTTGACATTTTTGTTGTTCAAGCGTTCCCAAATAGTAGCGTTAGAGACATTGAGTCTTTTTGCGAGTTCAGCGTTGGAAAGAGACTTGGAAGCCATGATCTCTTTCAGGATTTCTCGACCTCTCATGCTTATCACCTCGGCTTTATTATACATATCAAGTGTTTTATTGTCAAGCGTTTTCTTGAAATTGACCTTTTTATTTTTTGCGGGTATTTTTCAGCTCACCCCGCCCTCGCTGCCGCTGGCATATCCCCCGCCCCCGTCACCCATTCACGCCGCCCCAATCAGGCCGGAAAACGCATAAAATAACCGCCCCGGAACAGCACCGGGGCGGCGTTCACTTATTCATTTTCAAAATTTCGGCCAAAATTTGCACCGGCAGAAAAAGCAGCAGAAGAATAATATACACGCTTTCACCGCCTTTTTTCACCGCTCATACGGCTATACAATTTTTCAATTTCTGCAAAATTTCTGGTAGTATAATCACCAACAAATCGTCCATTTTTGATAATATTCCCACGGTAAACGCAATCACAATCAGAAAAAGAATAAGTTAAACCGTCACATTCCTGAATTGTATCGCCGTACCACAAATCAATTATAATTTTCCTCATCATATTACACCCCCTTTATGCATTTGCGCGCGCATATTGCGCCCATGTGGGGATACTATTTACTTCGTTCCGCATAACCTTTATAGCAGCGCCTATAGCCTTGCAGGTGCCTTTATAATCGTTATAGTTAGTACACCAACCCGGCCAACATTCCACCATACCAACCCCGGCGCATTCGAGCAAACATTTTTTCAAACTGGTGATTTCCCGTTGTGCAACACGTCGATCTTCCCACCCATCAAACGCAACGGGATAATTACTTTCGATATCAAGGGTAAAGCCTTCGTAGTAGCCCGGTTTGATCGTCACATGAAAATAATCAAAAGAATATTTTTCAAGAATGAATTCAATATTCATTTCATCTGCTTCATATGACGTTTGAATATAGGATTCAAGCGCTTCGTCTATTGTACCGCCGTACTCGTTGACTTCATCTCGCAGAGCGTCCATAAAATCCGGATCGTTTTCAAGATCATATGCCGAATAAGGTTCAATCCCCATAGTAATATAATCACTCGTAAAATAATTGACAGCGCCCATAATTAAACCTCCATTCTTTTAACACTTGTAGATTTCCCGCATTATATCGTCGATTTCTTCCGCGATTCCCTTGCAGTATTCCCGGTTAGTCATGACTGCAAGCCTCCTTTATAAAATCCCTTGCAAGGCTTTTCAGGCTTTCCCGCTGCTGATCGTAACTATATTCATAGCGGATTTTTTCGGCTTGTTTTTCATACCGTTCCCGCAATTCATAAGACGGGCGAACATTTCCGAATGGGGCATACCCTGTTACAACGGCAACCCCGGCACCCATATCATAAATATCTGCCGCCCATCCCTCTCGACGCACCGTGTATGCAACCGGGCTTTCATAATTCAAAAGGTTTTGCAATTCGCAATAGGGAACGCAAATAATTTTATTGTAATTCGCCCGAATTTCCTTTTGTGTTGTTTTAAATTTCATTGTGTAACCCTCCTATATTAACCACAAATTGACATTGTAACCAAATCGACTTGAAAACCGCCTCTATAACCATCCGCGCCGGGGTTCCGTTCTAACACGTTCAAAACTTTGTGTTCTTTGTTCCATGTTCCGGTTTTTTCGATAGTGTGCGGATTTTTAAAAATTGTACGTTCACGAAAACCGCCAAAGCGATTAACGATTATTGCAACATGTTTTTCATACATATTTTCATACATAGATTTAACCCTCTTTCATAATAATGTTCCGTTCCGTTTTTCCATTTTCGGCCTTGATACGCTGAAAGCCTATTTCACCGGCCTACATGGGAAATTGTACGGGGATTCATTTTTCAAGGTGCAATCAAGTGTTTTATTGATGATTAGAGTATATCAAGCGTTTTATTGATTGTCAAGCGTTTTATTGATATTTTATCAAGTTTTTTATTGACGCTTGCAGCCGTCTGAAAAACTACACTTTTTCACACGATACATTATAAAGGACAAAACACCGATCCCGATCAGGCCGGAACCCCGGCAACACCCACGCCGCCCGGCAACACTCACGCCGCCGATCGGATGGGAAAGAAAAAGCCGCCGACCCCCGTGAAGAGATCGGCAGCTCTGTCAAAGTCGCAGACCCTCGCCGGAAAGTCGCAAAGTCGTTCGGGCGAAAGTCGTGAAAGTCGCTCGGCATAGTCGTAAGCCATAGTCGCAAAAGTCGTGAAAGTCGCTCAGTCCTCCGAGTCATAGTCGCTGGACGCACCCACCACATCTTCGAGATACTTCTTCTCCAAGTCCTCGGCGGGAACCTGGTCTCCGAGCTGCTGGTTGGGTGTCAACACGACCTCCTGCTTGTCCGCATAGCCCATGTTGTTCTTCATCAGAAAGATACCAGCGACCGGATTGATCTTTCCGTTCTGCATATAACTTTCCATCTGAGCGTTCAAAAGTTGATACGCCTTTTTAATTAAGTTACGGCTTTCGGCGGGTAGCGTCTTACTATCCACTCCATTTGCCCATGCCCATATCGTCTTTCTATCAACTCCAAAAGCCAATGCCATACCAGCAACCGAAGGCTTCATATCGTCCTGAGCGCATAGAGCAAAATACATACCCATACGCTCTTTGACCTGTTCAGGTTCTCTCACATTCACATCAGACCAGTCCAGCATGACCATCGAATGTTCCAGATATTTTCTATTGTCACCCGGCTCTGTATGGACGCTCATGGCTTCCTTACGATCAGGCCGAGTTCGCTTTTTCACAATTTCATCTGCCATAGTCGTTTTCTCCTTTCAAAGTCGCCAAGGTGATAAAGGTGAGTAATCGGGTGCATTTCCCTATAACTATTTCTATATACGCGCGTATAAGAGAGAGTTATAGGCATTTATGCCCGATTACTCACCTAACTCACCTAAAATACGAAAAACAATTTTTCAAAACACGCCAATTTGAAAAAAGTCTTTGCAAAAACACTCACCTTTATCACCTTTATCACCTAACGGCGGCGTCCGATGTATTCATCAATGCTGATTCGCAATGCATCTGCAAGCAGCTCGATTGTATCAATTCGCCCATTTCGCGCCGTGCCACGTTCCAGTGCGTAGATTGTGACTGCGGGTACACCTGAAATACGCGACAGTTGTGCGGCTGACAACTTAGCCCTATTACGTGCTTTACGCATACTCTCGCCCTTTGTCATTACCATTTTGCGCTTCCTCCTTTCGGAACAGGATGAATATCTTTGCCTACACGTTTTCTTGTGTCGGCATCATCCAGCTTGCAATCTCCCATGATTTCATGTACGGCATCATGCAGAACGGACAGTCTTCGTGCATCTTCTTCGACGGAAATAGACTTGATGTATTCAACAATCAGCTTCGCGTCATTAAGTGTCCAATGCGGGATTCGTCCATTGCCAAACAGCCGCCTCCCAATGGCATTAACCGTTGCCGGTGAAAGCCCAAGCTCGTAAGCGATTTCTGCGTTTGTATAAATAACTTCACCTTTTACGTTAATCATTTTCTTTCCTTTCTCCGTAGCTACAAAAATCATAGGGATACGCTGGCGGCAAAATCCCATGGTGGCGTGGGTGCCCGCAATTACCCATCTCAGTCCTATGGGCACAGTCCTTGCA